AGAAGCAGGAACTGGAGAACCTACTGATGTCTAACCCTGCAATGGAAAAACGGGTGCAGGGGCTCATCCGTCAGGTGATACTGGTAGCACGAAGGCAGGTGAGCAACAGCATCAGGGGCGACATCAAGAGCGACCCGCGACAAGCATACAAAGCCGTGAAGTCAGCCGTATATCGTCGCATACTGGGTGGTAACATCAGCATCCTCAGCAAGCGCAAGGCTGGTGCTCGTGGTCCTGTGCCACCCGTTGTGCATAAACTGGAGACGCAAGTCAACAGTAAGGGCAACCACCGAGGCGGAAACCGCATGCCGCGTAGTCGCAGAACCGAAGATATCTTGACCTACCAGGGAGCCGACCGTGGCTTCATTCTACGTTTCCTTAATGCCGGAACCAGCGACCGCGAGTCGCACGTTGGCCGTCGTGGCTCAATAGCACCCCGCAACTTCTTTGCCACATCAGCACAGCCAGCGATGGAGAAAGCGGCATCACAGCTGGACACATTGATAGAAGATTTGATTAAACAAGAAATAGCATAACACGTATGGCAGATATTATCAGCAGACTAAAACTCGAATCGGGCGAGTTTGATAGCAAGATTAAACGCGCCAGCCAAGAGCTCACAGCATACTCGCAGCACTGTCGGAAGATGGGGCTCGAAATGGGTTATGCCAACAAGGACGCCAAGGAGTTTGCTAAGTCGCTGGGTAGCATGCAGACCACGGCAACAACAGCACGCGGCAAGGTGAGTGAGCTGTCGGATGCGTTCGTCAATCTGAAAGCGATGTACAACCAGATGACCGATGCTGAAAAGCAAGGTCAGTTTGGCAAGAACCTTGCAGCCAGTCTCGACCAATTGAAGGAGCGCACCCAGCAGGCCAAACAAGAACTCGCAGACATTACCAAAGAACTGAACGGCGCAAGCAACATCGGTGGCGGTGGCGGACTTTTTGGCGGTGGCAAGCTCGACGGCATGCTGCAAGTGTTCGGTGGTAACCTGATGACGAAAGGACTGGAGTTGGCAACCAGTGCCGTTTCAAGCCTTGCATCTGAAATTGGCGGTATGATCACCCAGGGTATCGAGATGGCCAAACAGGGTGAGGGCATCCGCATCGCCTTCGAGCGTCTCGGTCGTGGTGACATCCTGGACGGATTGCGCGAGGCTACCCACGGCACCGTCACCGACCTGGAACTGATGAAAGCTGCCGTGAAGTTCAACGACTTCAAACTGCCCGTCGAAGAGTTGGGCACCATGTTGGCATTCGCCCAACAGAAAGCAAAGGACACGGGGCAGTCGGTCGATTACATGGTTGACAGCATTGTCACCGGTCTTGGCCGTAAGTCGCTGATGATTCTCGACAACCTCGGACTGAGTGCCAATGAGATTAAGGAGAAGATGAAGCAGACGGGCGACATGACCAAGGCCGTCGGTGCCATTATCCGCGAGCAGATGGCCAAGGCGGGCGACTACGTGGAGACCGCAGCCGACCGTGCGGCACAGGCCAACGTCAGCCTCCAGAACAAGATGGAAGAGTTGGGCCGCAAGTTCGCACCCATCGAGGAAGCCAGCAACCAGCTATGGACTTCGATGAAGATTGGCATTCTCGACATCATTGGCGGGCCGTTGGCTAAGCTGTTGAACGGGCTGACTGATGCGGGACGCATCAACAACTCCATGCAAAAGCACGGTGGCAACGATCGCGTCAGTGGCCAGGTGCAGCGGTATCGCGTGGCAAAAGTCAATGGTAGCAGCTATATGGCCAACTACATCGACCAGCAGAACCTGAAGAGCTACGACGACGAAATTAATCACTTACAATTCACCATCGCAGCCTACGGTAAAGGTCGTGATGCAGTAGAAAAGGGTAACATCGCCAGACTAAAAGAGGAGCTACAAGGCGTGAAAGATCTGCGTGCTGAATACATCAAGATGCGCAACGAGGCCGACAGACCATCAGTCATCAACAGCCCAGCGACGACCACCACCACCACGACCAAAAAGACCACAAAGACCAAACAGACCGGCAAGACTTCAGACCAGATTATCCGCGAACAATTCGCAGCGCAGCAGCGTGATTCACTCGCCTATTCCAGCAGCTACAAATCGACAGCCGTCGACCAACCATCAGAGATTTGGAAAGCGATAACCGAAGGAGCAAAAGAATCTAAGAGTTCCGTTGACGAACTGACAGCCGCTTTAGAGGCTCTGAATAAAGCTGAGGGTGTTACGGTCAAGGGCACAAATAAAGACTCCAAAGAACTTGGTAAAAACTGGCAGGCTGCTGCCAGTGCTATCCAGTCGGTTGGCTCGGCCATGAGCCAGATAGAAGACCCCGCGGCCAAGGTGATAGGCATTGTTGCCCAAGCTATTGCCACCGTAGCCCTTGCATTCGCTCAATCGTTGAAGGGCTCTATGACCGTGTGGGACTACATAGCTGCCGCCGCCGCTGGTACTGCTACCATGATTAGTACCATATCGGCCATTCACTCCGCCACAGGATATGCAGAAGGTGGTATGATCAAGGGTAACTCGTACTCAGGTGACAATCTGATGGCTATGGGGCCTAATGGCTCATTAATCGGCCTTAATGCTGGCGAGCTTGTGCTCAATAAAAGCCAGCAAAACAACCTCGCCAGCCAACTGCAAGGTGGTGGCATGCAAGGCATGAACCTCACCGCCACCATCCGAGGCGAGCAAATCCGCCTGGCTCTGAATAACAACGGACGCCGCACCGGTCGCGGTGAGTATGTACAATCGAATAAGAGATAACAGCGTATGGCAAAAAGATGGACTATCCCTTTCGTGTCACGGCAATCGAAGCAATGCCGCATCGATATATACGACCCCTCATGGAGCGGAGCCGTCACCGAGCTGTCGACCAACAATGTCAACGCTCCAGGTGTTGCAGCCGAAGACCCCTTCTATTTTGAAGAAGACGACGATGAGGACCTGCTCAGCGTAGTCCGCGTGAAGACGGGATATATCAACCTCATCGAAACCACCTTCGGAGGGCTGGACGATTTGCACCCCACCCAGATGAAAAACCGCTACGTCGAAGTCTATTACGGCTCGACGCTCGTATTTCGTGGCTACATACAGCAGCAGACCTTCGAGAACGACTGGGCCGCCGCACCCCGAGAAGTCAGTCTGCCCGTCATCTCGCCGCTCGGACTTGCGGAGTCGCTAACGTTCGAAGCCGAGATGCCATTGACGGACAATAAGATTGGCTACTACATGAAGCAAATCGTAGACCTCTTAGATTCATCACAAGGAACAAAATACGACCGCGTGACATTCCCACAAGTCGACAACTGCCCCGAGTTCTATGGCACCATCCGTCCCACCATCACCACGAGTGAGAAGTCTTCGTTCTCGCAAGCACTCAACGCAACGAGCTTGCCCTACGAAGGAAATTCGCTTTACGACTTCCTGGAGGGCATCTGCAACGCTTACGGATGGATATGCCACGACTTGCCCGACCAGATACTCTTCACCCGATTCGACCATACGGGCAACTATGCCTATTACTCCGTCAACGACCTGGCCGCGGCAACAAACCGCCAGACCGTAAGCGTCAGCGACCCCATGACACTCGACACATACATGGAGCCCTGTTCTGATGACGCATCCATATCGCAGATACTTCCATTGCGCAAGCTGACAGCCAAGAGCATGGGCGAAGTTATATCGAGCGTTAAGGCTGAATACAAGCACATGCGATGCTCAAAGATATACACCTACAACCATAATGGCGAAGAGGAATATCTCGTTTTTCTGAAAAACATCGCCAGCAGTCCTGCTGTCGATATATCTGGCACCAACCTGTTGGATGTCAACACCGTCACGCTGACAGACAATAAGCTATATCTACAGGACAACGGCATCAACGTCATCGACATGAACGGCAAGATGATGCTCGTTATGAATAACTTCGGAACGTGGTCGTCATCGGGTGACACGTTGGCCACAATCTACTTCTACAAGAGACCAGTAGTGGGTGTGGATGCGGACCGTAGAGACATGAAGCTGAAGGTGGAACTGACCACGGGAGACTCGTTGAACAATCTCGGAACATACGATATTATTTGCACGCTCGCCTATGAACTATGGTGTGGCGACACACTAATAGGCTCCCAAAACGTATCCTACATCAACGACAATTACAGCGTGGAGCTGTCGTTTGATAACGTGCCCAACAACAATGCCTTGCGACTGGTCATCAAGAACGTATCAGCAGGCACGATGTGGCCGTTGCTGAGTTTTGATAAGATTGAGCTCTACTACAAAGAGGAAAGTTACGCTAAATATTCATTCAGATCACGAATGATAGACCTCGTTGGCGACGTAGGATACTCAGACGAAGCAGAAATCAACATGCTTATGCAATGCCTGTGGATTGATTCCAATCAGATAGGCACAGAGATCATTAGCGGTGCATCATCCACCTACCGGTATCTGCGCAGCACACAAGACCGACTACAGATACGCATGCAGCCCAAGAGCGGACAATCGCTGTCTATGATCACGGCATACATCAGCAGGATACAGTATTGGAAATCAGCATGGCGTTGGCGACTGATAGCCATGTCGTTCAACCCATGGAATGACGAATACACGCTGACGCTACACCATTCAACCACAATCGACTCATAACATAAACCCCAAGCAACTATGGCAATCAACGGAAATAACATCATCATCTACAGCAACATCACGGGTACAACTAAGGCCATCGCAGCCACCAAGGCGAACTCTATCACGGCAGACTGCGAGACCATACCCATCGCTTCGCCCGACACAGGCGACTGGGTGGCCAAGATTGCAGGTCGTAAGTCGTGGAGCATATCGACATCATTCCTCGTGGGCTACTATTCATCCGACAACTCCGCGCATCGTTTGCTCGATATTGGCAAAACGATAACCATATCCATCCGCTACCGCTCAGCCAGCGAGAACATCGAGATGTTGCGAGGAACAGCCATCGTCAAGCAGTGTCGCGTAGATGCATCACAAGGCAATCTGGCGCAGGGCGCATTCACGTTCGAAGGAAGCGGAGCCCTTGAACGTGGCGGAACATAATCACCACGTACCAACATGAGGCGACAGCCAGTCGCCATCAACGCTTACCGTCACAGCACCACCACTGGAGAACAGGCTGCCGCTATACTCCGTACTCCTATTCCGTTTCAGTGGCGCGTTAGCAATGACAGCACTGCCCAGCGTAGTGCTGTTGCCGTCTTTGATAGCCACGCCTACATTGGTGGTCCACTCGTCAGCCCCCGAGACGGTGAAGAACGAAACAGACAGCTGACCGGTGGTACCGATATACGACGACGGAATGCTGATTGTAATCGGCTGGTTGCTGGTAGCCGCGATGGGTGCTCCAGTCGTATAATTCATTCCGTAGTGCCACGATGCAGGTGTACACGTCAATGTACTTGCTCCCGTGGGTATTTCGTCATTGATAGTCAGCTTCAGCTTAGCCACAACGCGCTCCAGCGTCACGGCCCGGTTTCCGTTCGATGTCGAAACTACCGTCACCTCGTAATCCTTCCAGTATGTATCACGCACCGACGTCCACGTGATAGTCTTGGCCGTCGCATTGACCACAGGCGACACGCCACGCGAGGCTACGAAATATACATGGTGTGCACCCAGCGCGAGCGACATCTGCGGCTGACCCCAAGTAGCGTCCGATGTGGTTTGATGGATAGACTGCACACACGTCTCACCCACAAAATCAAACACCCAGAGGTCAGTCATCTGGTTGCTCTCGTCAGTCAGGTAAGTCGCAGCCCGTCGTCTCGGTGCAGCACTCCCCGCTTCGTTCACCGAGACATCGCCTTGTTCACCATCCCTGAACGTAGGAGAACCAAAATCACCCTTCACTGTAAACGTGAATTTCTTTGTAGGACCATTCACTACCGCTTCAGTCGCATCGTCGACCGGCTCCGCGTTATTCACCTTCAGTTCCTTCTCACAGCCACACATCAAGGCAGCAGCCACCGCCATCATTAACATTTTTCTCATCGTTTTAATTGTTTTAAATTATTAACCGTATGCTGCGATTTTATCACAGCTTTTAAAACTCCTCAGCAATCTTCTCGAAATCATCGTACACATCCTTAGCCAGTACCTTCGCATACCGCTGAGTCTGAGTAATGTTGCTATGCCCCATCATCCTCGACACATTCTCAATCTTTGCACCCTTCGACAGCATCCACGTACCAAACGTATGACGGCCCATGTGTGAGTGTAACTTCTCAATACCTATCACCATACCGATAGCCTTCAGCATCTGGTTATATCGCTGGTTATTCATTTTAGGAACCTGCCACCCGTTACGCTCCAGCACTTCAACAGCAGGAGGCAACAGCATCGAAACGTAAGGCACGCCAGTCTTGATGCGCTCACCAACGAACCGCCACCTGCCATCAACCTCCCTGTATTGGCTAATATCAAACCGTTGAGTGTCACTATACGCCAGCCCCGTGAACATTTGAAAAATGAAAAGGTCACGAGCAAGTGCAGCCTGAGAGCCTCGCACGGGTGTCAACTCCATCACCTTTTTCA